TTTCTTTAATAAGTTTCATCTTACACCCATTGCCTTTCGTTTTCTTAACGATATTTTTCTTTTTCGTAAGATTTGATTTTTCTTACTTCTAAGTTTAATTTTTGCCCTACGTGCCCCCATCTTACGATGACGCCGTTCCTGTGCAGACATTCTTACGACTTTGCCTCCACGTATTGTATATCCCGGTACAGTTGAAAATTTCTTTGCCCTCTGTACTTTGCCAGCACGTATACGTACACGTACTAACTTTGTTCTGCCCATTTTTAAGATGTTTGCTTCATCCAAGCCTAATTTCTCGGCTTCTTCTACAACTATTCGTTGTTTAATTATTTCTAATTTTTGTTCGAATAGTTCTTTAATTCTTTCGTCTATTAACTTTCTGGCTTCATTTAAGTTACCAGAAAGAAAACTATCAACAAGTGACATTATGGTCTCAAACCGTAATTGCCGAAGTTGAATGCCGCAGGATCATTGAACTGACCACGCTGATAATGTGCATTGTCTTTACGTAGTTCCAAAATAATTGTATAACTATCTCCGTTACCCATGCCTCTTGTTATGATACCAATGTTACCATTTGAGCCTGCCGCACCTGCTGTTGGATTTGGAATTGTAATCCAATTACCAGCACCATCATACTCACCATTGGCATTCAAATAGAATATAGTATTTGATGCTGTTGCAGACCAAAACAATTCTACGTCTGTATTAGCATTACCTGGTGTATCATACCACATTCTATTTACAGCTAACCCGTAATATGGAAGTGTTGTGTTTGCAGAACCGCCTTGTGAGTTAGCTACAAGGAAACCGTTTGTTGCTAAAGCACCAGATAGTGTGTTAGCTGTAATTCTTGATGTGTTAGATTCTTGACCGCTACCATCAAATCTAGCTGTCAGTTTAATCACAGCATGTTGTGTGTCATCTTTTAGTACGTTAATTCCATATACGTTTGGCATTTTTAATCCTTAGAAAACTTTGCGATAGTTTGAAAATGTTTTGCGGAGGCTTCCAACATATCCAACATCTTTGCTTTATTGGCCTCATTAATTTTTTTGTGTAACTCTATCATTTGTTTTGCCATTTGAGGAGTTACCTCTGATGTAGAACCGTCTATATGCTCTACAACAATGGATTTTTTACTTTCATTTACCTGTTTAACCTTATCAAAAACAGTTTCTTCATTAGCCGACCATTGCATATCTTCATATGGAACAGTAACATACTTGTTAATTTTATCCACGTAATAGAGTGCAACCCGTTGACCATTTGGAAATTGGCGCACAGATTTTCTACGCATAATTAAAACGGCAGGTGGATCCAATTCACGTGATAAGGAATTTTTACCTTCCATAACTGGAGTAGAAGTTGCCACTAAAGCGGAATTGTTTTTTAACTTAGAGAGAACCGGATCGTGTGCATTTATTTCATGGCCAGCCGCATGTAATCGTTGAACATCATTAAGTTTCTCCATAATTGGAGCAAGATATTCTGGATGATGTGCATGAAACATAATATGTGCCGCATAATCACCAAGGTCAACAGTACCACGTTTCTGAATATCTAAATGATGGTGCAATTCTGTCGGCGACAGTACACCATCTCCATTTTCATCTGGAGAACCGTCTTCTTTAATTTCTCTCTGAAGAAAATCTTTTAGACTTTTCATTCTTCCGTTTCAGTTTCAGGTTGATGTTGTGCAATTAAATTTTGTGCAATAACTTGTTTTCTTTGCTCAATAGCGGCAAAGATTTTATCATTGATTTCATTGTATAGTGCATCACGCATCTGTGTTGCGTTATCTGTAAATGCATTGTCAACTACTGCTCTAAGATTATCATTCATATTATTCTCCATTAAACATCAAATATTTATAACACTCTCTGAAGCATACGCATCGCAGGTGTATACTCATTATTTAAGCTAAGGTCTCCCCTAGGTGTCTGTGCGTTATCTTGTGGTGATGGATTTGGAGCAGGTACTGGTGCACCACCTCCGCCGCCACCTGCACCGCCGGCGCCATCTGGATTCATCAACTCTTGTTGGCCTTGCTGTGCAATTTGCATTGGATCCATAATTAGACCGGCTGCTTTTTCTTTATCAATTTGTTTCTGCATCTCTTTAATATCATCGTCAGATAGACGTAGAACATTACGTTGAATCCATTCCATAGAATAGTATCGACCAACATATGGATCAACTGAACCAAGAAGTGATAGACGTTCACGCACCAATTCTGCTTCTTTAAGTTCGGCAAAATTATTGTCTTTTATGAAATCATAATAAATATTTTCTTTGAACTCATCGAATTCTTCTGCCGTACAAATACCTTTAAGTACACACTGAACTCTTAGTGCTTGGTCGAAAATTTCGGAAAACTTTTGACGTTGACGATCTACAAATTTTGAAAATTTAACTTCGTCACGTGATATTTCACCAACACGACCTAGTGAGAATCCAGATTGGTTTGGATCTAAACGTGAAACTGGAACGTTCAATGATTTGTATAGCTTCTTTTCGAAATACTTTACGTCTTCCAATTCACCAAGGTTTTGACCACCTGGTAATGTTGTGATTTCGGTACCTTTACCGCCTTCACGGCGAGGTAGCCAGAAATCTTCCATCATAGAAAGATGTTTACGGTCATCACGTACTTCACCGGTCTGTGCATCATACACTAACTTGTTTTTGTACTTGACCATGATATCACGGAGATATTGTTCTGCTTTTAATTTAGGTAAATTACCTACGTCAATGTAGAAAATTCTACGTTCAGGCGCACGTGAGATACGGTAGATAACCGTTGCATCTTCAATCATGCGGAGTTGGTTAAGTGGTTTAATTGCCTTGTGCAAGTATGATAGAACAACTGCACGGCGAGAATCCATTAAACCAGAATTAACGTTAATGATTGCGTCTTTAGCAATACGAACACCAACTGGACCGTAACTGGAAGAAGAACCTGATGTTACTTTATCGTTATAGATGTAGTATTCGTTGACCGTTTGTACTACGTCAACTGATGTTCCCGTGTCTTTATCTTTTTTAATTTCACGCACTTTGCGAATCTTACGTGGATCAATATAACGCAGTGCTTTGATACCTTGTGTTGGGTTTTCTTCGTCTAAAATAACATGATAAAATATTCGTCCATCAACATAGAATCTACGGAAAGTATCTGTAGCCATGTTTTGGTAATTTAACAATCGTAGAACAATACTGAATTCTTCTTCAATTGCTTTTTTAATTTTTTCAGGTTGTTTCAAATCATCCATAATAATACGAATTGATTTTCCATCATCGTTTTGAACGATTGCTTCGTTGATAATATCATCGATAGCCGATTCAATTTCTGGTTGCATTGCCATTTCACGATAGCGGGAAATCAACTCAACTTCATTTTTCGCAGTACCATCTAAGTCAACATATGTGCCATAATAAGCGGCAGAAGAAATCGTTAAAGCACCGTCTTCATTAGAAGGCGGCGCAAAGGTTTTCTCCGACTGTTGCTCAACATCAGTCTTTTGCCTGGAGATTTGAAAACCGAAAAGATTTAGTGCCATATTAGTTTAGTTCCAATTCAAATAAACATGAGGGGGGAAATTAATCCCCCCATATATAATTAAGATGTAGTGTCTGATTCCCACCACTGATATGCTAGGGTTGCTGAAAATTCTTCGATAGTATCGTTAGAACCCCAATCCAAATCAATAGGCGATAAATCAACAGGGAAAGCACCAACAAATTTGTAAGTCTTCAAAATATTACCAGACTTATCATATTGGTCTACTTTAGCATCAACAGAATATCCAGAAGGTGAGCCTGCTGCCGCATTACGTAAATTTCCACCATGTGAATTAATACCATTCATCCACGATTCGAAAGCCTTACGGACTTTGAAGTTTTCATCATTGATAATTGTGATTGTCCAGTCAGCAAAGTTTCGGTTTCCAACAAACTTTAACTCACGACCAAAGTAATAAAGTGGAACAGTACCAACAGTTGAACCTGGCAATTGTGCAGTCTTGCAAAGGAATGTTAGTGCTTGTCCAGAATTTACTGGGTCGTTAGCAAAAGTTGGGAAAGTCATTGTGACTTGGAACAGATTAGGACGAGCACCATCTCCGATGAGATTTGCACGAAACTCTGTTACGTTAAAAGCCATTGTTTTCTCCTATTTCTTATTATTTATTACACAGCACCAACGATTTCATTGAAACTTACACCAGTGCGTACAGCAACAAAGTTCAACTGAATGTAGTTGACAGAACGTGCTGGTTTGATGTAAATATCTCCAATAAATCTATTGGCATCGATAACCTCAGGAGTATTATTTGTTGTATCGCAAACAACACGATAGTCATAGATACCACGGCGACCTTTAACGTCACGTAGGAATGGTTCAACCAGAGCAATAAATTGAGCACGTGTAAATTCATCGTTCAATTCGAACAATGCATATTTGGATGCAGTTGCAATAGCTTTTTCTAGAACAATAAACAATCTGCGAACGTTAATACGGCTGAATGCCGAAGGTTGTGTTACCAAAGTCTTATCGCCATATAACATGGTTCCTTGACCAGGGAAAGATACAACTGGATTTACACCAACTGAATAAATGGTATCACGTTGTGCTTCTGTTGGATTCCATGCCAACTTAACAACGTTCTTAATTGCACCACGATTTACACCTGCTGGAGAGAACCAAGGGTCACGTGTTTGATCTGTACGTACACATAGACCAGCAATATCACCGTTCAATGGAATCCAACGATATACGTTGTTGTACTTGTCAAATTGATATTTCCAACCAGAATCTGCAACGGCATATGTAGATGCACGGGATAGTGTTGAAACCCAAGAAGTAATAGCAGTATCGGGCGTTGCACCACCAACAATACCAGCTTGTGGAGGAGACAAGAATGCTACACAATCTTTACGTGCGGCAGCAATTGAATCAATTGCATATTGTTGCACTGTGGTAAAAGAAGAAGCACCTCCAGCGTCACCCGTAACAATTAAAGAAATGTCAACAACATCCGGATTTGTAAACTCATTATAAGCTGTTGTATAGTCGGCGGCTGTTACCGCTAAGTCTGAACCATTCACCAAAGAAACGGTTGAGCCAACGTTAGCTGTTGCCATAAAACAACCACCAAATTGTGTATTAGCAGTTTGACCCCATGTACCAGATGTGTTTGCTTGGTCAACTGGACCTAATGCATAGATATATTTTGATTGTTCACGCAAAACTGTTCTGTAGTATGAAGTTGAACCGTCATCATTCGTAGCATCAGATGCTTTTGAAAGATATGGGAAAACTTCTAAAACAGTACCTTTTGCACCTTGGCTAAACAAACCATCTTCATCTACAACAACCAAGTGAATTTGATCGTTTGTACCACCAGAAGTAGAAACATAAGTTGATGTACTTGGTGCCGCAGGAAAATATGATTTATATGTCCAAGAAGTAAATGATGAACCGCCGGCCGCGGCGTTAGAAGTGTTTGAATCCCAAACAGAAACTCTCAATGAGTTCCCTAGGGCACCAGGATAACGAGCAACAAAAGATTGTCCCAATGTATCTGAAAGGTATGCAGAATCATATACGTCATTATTTTTAATTGTAAAAACAGTGGCGTTTGCACCAGCATTTGTTGATGAATTGTTTGCCGCACGTACAACTTGAAGATTATTTCCATAAGCTAAGAAGTTAGCCGCTGAAAAGAATGAAGTCGCAGTATTGCCGTTTGGTTGCCCAAACCTGTTAACTAAATCTGTTTCGTGTGATACGAGTGTTCTTTTTTCCACTGGTCCCCATTGAAATGGTCCAGCGAATGCACCGGCTGTAGTAGATACCGCTGGAACAACTGTTGTTAAGTCGACCTCGGATACATTTACGCCTGGAGAAATTTGAAACGCCATTTTACTCTCCTTGTTTTTATAATGTTATTTGGCAGTAATAACCTATAATATATTTATGAATTGATGGTTTTATAGTTAGCTCATAAAGAAGCTAGAAAGACCTTTATCTTCTTCTTTTGTCATCCAAACGTCACCACCCTCTACAATGTAATTCTTATCAGTACCATCATCAAAAATACCAAAAGATGGCATTTCTTCGTCTGATTGATTCAACATTTCTAACTGCATTTGTTTTCTTAAATCATGATTAACAATCTCTTTGAAATACTGTTGAGTTGTCATCCATGCAAACATAACCAGTGTCATCACAATATCGTCATTTGCACCTTCTTCTGCCTTAAAACTATTGAGAGATGACACAAAAGTTGTTAGCTGAGAGATGGTATCAAAATCGTTAATAATTAATTTATCATTTTCTATCAAAGTCTTAAGGTTGGAACAACCAATCCTCTTGACTTGTGGTGACATTTTTAGTCCAAGCTGAATGCCACGACCAAAACCTGTACCCATTGCTTGTGCTTTTTTGTTACCGGTTTCAATCTTCACTACGTTTTCATATTCAAGGTCCTGATGCAAAGTATCAGCAATCTGTGGTGTGTTATTTATCTCTATTAAAACGTATGCATCGTTGAACAGTTTAGCTGTATTGTAGATGACAGTTGGAAATAAAACAGGAGAAATCGATGAAGAATTGTACTTGGCAACCTGTTTATATGGTATTGAAGACACATCAAATACTGTGAAACTGGAAGCATCCAGATTTCTACCTTCGGCTGGGTCAACCGTAATTGCATAGATGTGGTCAGCCGAACGTTCATCATCACCTTTAACTGGATATTCATAAATGTCCAGCATTTCATGTTTGGCAATTGGTTCTTTATAAACCAACTGTGCAAGTTTAGAACCAGAAATAAGCGTATTGGTAGAACCCAAGAACTCACATTCAAACTCCTGACGGAACTGTTCTTCAGAAGTGTTCTTAATTGTTTCTTCTTTCCACTTTTCATCACGACCTGGAACCATAGACCAGTGAATCTCAAAAGTCTTGTATCCGTTCTTCTTACCAATGGCATCCATCCAGAGTTTGTAGAATAGATTCATGCCGTTAGGTGTAGAAACGATAATAATTTTGGTGGTCTTACCAGATGAGATAACTGGGTAAACAGAGTTAAAGAATTCGTTGGCAATGTTGGCTGGAACGAAC